CAGATTGTGGAATTTATTAACCATTACAAATAAACGACTTACAATTATTTTTTGATTTTGGCATAGAGGTTGCATAAGCTAAGGCCATGAACGCAAACGAAAGCAAGAAGGAGAATGGAATGGAAAAGGCAAAAGAACTGTTTAGACGCACGCTGCTTGAGACGCGCTCAAGAATCAGTGCTGTAGAAGCTGATGCTGCCGGTCTTACGATACACGAATTGGTTGATGCTGGATTTCGCTACGACGGGGCCAACGGCTATCGGTTGGAGTCATAATGAGCAATCCAGAACACAGAATGTCAACGGCTGATGATTTCGCCAATATCATCTATACGCTCACTGGTACTATGTCAGTAGAGCGTTGTGAGCGTCTGCGTAAGGCGATTGATGAAATTGTAATGTGTGAGGGGTCAATACCGAGTCAGCATTGGTGTGATAGTTGCGCTGTAAAACTGCTGGTTATTTCGCGGTTGCTTAGACTGTATCGAAAATTAGGTTAAGGAGAGATAGAATGAACAACTACAGAATCACGAAGCATGATCGGCAAACGAATAAACCGGTCTGTGTCCAACAAGTACGCGCTATTAGTGTTCAGTCGGCGCGAGAGTCGTTTGCTGCGAAGTCTGGTTGTACGCTTGAGACGTTGTTAAAGAAGGCTTATCTTTGCGTAGAAGGTGTTCAGTGAAGAACAAGAAAGCATTTGATGCGCTTTATGAGTGGTGCAATTGCGCTTCTGACTTTGACCATTTTTATGATGGCCTAACGTGCGTACTCAATGAGGGAGAAGCCAAGCGGTTGTTCGCCGAGAAGTGTTCCGGAGTGGGGTATCTAAAAGGAATGCAGGGACAAGCGCAAGAATTTTGGGACAGATTTAGAGTGCCAAAAGCAAAGCAGGCGGTTTTGAAAAATAGAAAGAGAAAGTCCTAAAGTTTTTGGCAAGCGTTGTCGATATAATAAACAGAGAGAAGAAAGAGAGGATTGAATGACACAACCAAAATTTACTAAAGCCGACATCGCCTTGTTTCAACATGAGGCAAGTCTGAAAGCAGAACTGGCGACACTGAAAGAGGCAGTTGACACCAAGCGTAAAGAGATGTCTGATTGCTTCGGAGAAGGCAGGCATAAGGTCGCCGGTTTCATGGTTGAAATCAGATCACAATTAAGGCACAGCACCGCTTGGAAGGACGTTGCCTTTACTTTAGCTCCCGAAGACGTGGTCAACAAGCAGAAGATAGAATTTACTAAGAACATCGAAATTGTCACAGTCAAAGTGCTCGAATAACATTCCTCTCTCTGTGCTTCTCTTGACCGGCCTTTAACTTAGGGCCGGTTTTCTTTTGCCCTTTATTTCTTGTCAAACAAAACCATGATAGTTGGGGTCTTACTATATGGGGCAAGGAGATAGTCGATTGATTCAGATCAAATGGTTTACAGTCTTGAAAGGTGTCTTATGGGAACTGCTTGGCGTTGGTAGTTTGTTTATATGGGCTGCCTATACTACAGACTTCGGGACAGCAGGCCGTATTGCAATTGGTTATCCCCTATTGAGAATGGTGATGTATTACCCTTTTGAAAGACTGTTTAAGCGTTTCAAACACAAGTATCAAGAACGGAATGGGGTATAATAGGTATGCCACTCTATGAATTTAACTGCTCTGAGTGTCTTCAAAAATTTGAATATATTCGGCCTTACAAGACTCGGAGTGCGCCGCTAATTTGTCCGCTATGTGGTACACTGATTAAGGTCTCGCCTAATCCTCCGCTCGTTGCCAGAACTCCTATGAAGTGGGATGCGAATCGTGGCAAATAGACAAATAGGAATATGGTTAATCATTTTGTCGGTAGTATGCGCTGCCGCTTTAGTAATTGGTAACACGGATAGGCCGGTTATAAAAGCTTCTATTACAAAACCTGATTGCATAATTCCACTGGTAAGGCACTCGGCATTCGTTTGTGAATTAGTAAGATTGCAAGACAATTATTATATTCGATGTGCACTGGCTACACGAGACACCGCCCTATTTAATCCTCTTGCAGTTTTGGCTATCAATTTCCCAGACACTACGACTATGATTAAGTGGCCGGTTATAGACCATCGTTTGCAGGCTAAGCTCGGAGCGATGCCGGATGAATTGTTTATTGTGGCTGTTGATTCAACACAGCTTTTTCAGATACTCAAGCGGCCCGATCAAATGGTGTTGTGGGTTATTGGATTTCCTAACAATTCCATTGCTATCAAAGTTAACTACGAATTTAAGCAACAGATTTTGATGCTGTTGGGACTGGGAGAAACATGATGCTGCCGCAACATAAGTGCATTACCCCACATTGTAATCCGTGTAACAAACTTGGATATGAGGCTCTTGAGTTAAAGATCACACAAGACTATCTAAGCAAACTTGCAAATAAGGGTTTGCTTAGTGGTGGTTTCATTGATGTTGGCGCGCACGTAGGCCTTTGGGCAGTACAACTTGCTGAATATTTTTGGACAAAGAATAAAGACCTTAAGAGTTTTGCTATTGAGCCGGATGCACGCAATTATCAACAGCTTCGTATGAATGTCTCTAAAGCGAATGTATCATTACTGAATATCGCTGCGTGGCACAAATCAGCAGTTAAACTTTGTCTGCGTTCAAATAGTGATAGGCACGCCGGTAGTTACTTTATCAGTGAAGACTCTAACAATCGAGATCAATTGATTTGTGGAGCGCGTCTTGACGATCTTGTTGGCGAATGTCCGATCAGCTTCATTAAGATTGATACAGAAGGCGCGGAATTGCGAGTCTTGCAGGGAGCGACCGGCATATTGTCAACCAACGAGAATATGTTACTCTGTATCGAGATTCTTAATCAGCATTTATTGCGATTCAATTCGACAGCGAATGACGTTGTAAAACTATTAGCAAAGTACGACTTTCAACCGTTGGCAGAACGGGATAGAAAAATCTTGCGACATACCGGTATTCAGAAGTCGGTTGCGAACGTGTTTTTTGTTAAAGGACTCATTAGTGTTTGATAAAGTGCGGCCGCCTGCTAAAATCTGTCCTGAGATTCACGCGCTAATAGATATGGGTATTAAGGATATTGAAATCCAATTTCCTCGTTTATTTATGGCAATGGAGCATCACGCTACAACACAGGGCAAACCTTTGACTTTCTTCGATAAGCAGTGGTTATTAGGTATTTATCAAGACAACAATTCTAAAATGGTGATCGTTAAGAGTTCTCAAGTTGGGATAACCGAATTAGCTCTATGCGCGATGTTTGATTTTGCCAAGCAGGGTAAGCGCGGTTTGTATATCTTACCAAGTAAGGAACACCGCAAAACATTCGTATCGGATCGTATCAACCGACAAAAGGAGTGGTCTGAGTACTACGCGCAGAGTATCAAAGAGACAATGACAGGCAGTGATTCTAATGTTTACAAAACCATTTTTGGACAGGGTTGGAAGTACGTGGGTTCAAATATCCGTAGTGACTTCTTTGAGTTTCCATGTCAGGTTTTGTTCTTTGACGAATATGATTTGCTTGACCAAGAGAATATCATTTACGCGCTGGATAGAGTAAGCAGTGTTCGACAACCAACCATTTGGAAATTTGGTAACCCAACCAGATCAGGTTTTGGTATTTCCAAAGAGTTCTTGGAATCGAATCAGAGCGAGTGGCATGTAGAGTGTGAACACTGTGGGTGCAAACAGGTTCTTGATTGGTATCGACATTTTATTGAATCGAGTGGTACTGATAGCAAAAATTGGTGTTTGAAAGATTCTGATGGGAGACCAATTTGTCAGACGTGTCAACAGCCTTTTAATAGACTGAATGACGGACAATGGATTGCGCTTAATCCCGATTCAACAACCAGCGGGTATCATATCTCTCAACTATTCGTAAATAAGAACGGATCAAGTAAAGATATCCTTGACCTCTTTGCCAAGTTTCAATCAGCTCAAAATAGTCCTACGGCATTGCAGAATTTTCACAACAACTATCTCGGAATTACGTTTGAGCATTCCGATTTTAAGGTCACTGACGACGTGTTGAATCGCTGCCACTATCAAGGTGATATTCAGTTTGATCCAAAGTTGTATCGTACTGTTATGGGTGTGGATCAGGGCAAGACTTTTACTTGTGTGATTTCGATGGTTTGGGAAAATGAGATTATTGATGTCTATTATGCACAGGTGAAACGCTGGTCTGACGTTGTTGACTTGGAACAAAAATTCAATGTGACATCAACAGTAGTTGACGCGCAAGGTGGTGGATACGCTGAAGTGCGAGATTTTATTTCAAATGCCGAGCACCGTTACGCTTGCTATTATCGTCCTAAAGATCAGATCAAAACACCGCTGTACAACTTGAAACAGGCCGAGCAAATTGTTGAAGTGAATCGTACCGAGCTTTTGGACACGGTTGTCAAACGGTTTATTGATAATCGAACGCATACGCGCTCTGACTGGCAATCAGTATTAGACGGAGAATACAAAAAGCAAATGACAGCTTCGTCTCGAATTATTGATGCTGGGGGTAGACCGGTATGGACAAAAGGCGATGACCACTTTTTCCATGCAACCGCTTATTGCCATTTAGCAAAATTGGTAAGCGGTATGAGCCATAGCGTTATCAGGCATCAGAATTGGCGGGCACAGCCAGCAAAATCAGTAGAAACTCTTGATACAGAGTCAGATAAGCCTAAAAGAAATTGGCATAGCGGTTGAGGTCAAACAAAACCATGACAGTTGGGGTCTTACTATATAGAGAGGGCTTCGTGGTGAATTGGCTACAAGGAGATTATGAATGAAGTTAGTCAACTGGTTTAACAGCCTGTGGAATTTAATACGTCTAAAAGACCGCGCCGCCGTTGCCGATCTTAGTAGATTTGTAGCCGGAAAAGAGTGGGTAGCGCGTGCTGCAAAAACTCATGGCGACTTTGAAGCATCCTCTGTTAATGCCAATTCCTATATCGCAACCAGAGCAATCTCCGATGCAATCATAAGCCTTCCTGTTTCTATTGTTGAGATAGAATCCGATGCCGGTAAGGAACGCATTGTACCGGCATCAGATCATCCGGCTAATGAGATTTTTCGTAACCCCAATACTGAACACTCATGGAGTGATATTGTTTCATTTATTGTCAAATCATATTTGAATGACGGCAATGCGATTTTGACATTAGAGCGCTTGACCGGCCCAAATCAGTTTTTGGAAATCTGGCCGCGTGATCCCCGCAATGTAGAAATCAGTCCCATCAATCGCTCCTACCGTTTTGGCGGTTATACCGGCAATCAAATTATCTATCCCCGCGAAAAAGTCTTGCATATTCGAGACATGAATATTACGAATCCATTCTGGGGAATCGGACGTGTGGCAACTGTGCGCGAAGAGATTCTAATGGATTATTTTATCAATGTATTCAATTGTAATTTCTTTAAGCATGGCGCAGTCTTGAATTTGATGTTTACGCCGGATAACAATCTTACTGACGATCAGCATCAACAGGTTCTTGATGCGATGGCCGCCGATATTGGTGGTGCGGAGAACGCTTTCAAGATTTTTGTCAACAAGTACGCCGGTAAGTTTGAATCACAAAAAATGAATCATACCGATATTGCTTTTCAGGATTTGTTAAAGACAAACCGTGAAAAGATTTTTGGCGTCTTTGGTCTGCCGCCTTTTCGTGGCGGAGTTATGGAGTACGCTAACTACGCCAATGCTCTTGCACAGGACTTGGATTTTTGGAACAATACGATTCAGCCTATTTTGACAGTTATTACCAGTGCTTTCAACAAACAAGTTTTATGGCCTGTCTATGGTCAAGATATTCGGATGTTTTTTGATTTGGGCGTTGTTCCGGCCATACAGGGCGACCCAACACAGAAAGTTCAGCGATTAGTTATGTTGAAAGAGGCCGGTGTGGTAGACGGTGAGTATGTACGTAAAGAATTGAATATTAGTGAAGATGCCGCGCCAACTACAGAGCAAATGCCTACCAAGCCTACACCTGCCGCCGATCAGCAAAAAGTTGCTAATGCTATTTACCAACAATTCAAATTACAGGACAAACGCCTGTTAGCAAATTTGCGAACAGTCACTAACAATGGTAATTGTATGGATGTGCTGTGTGATCCTGTCAGTCAACTTGATAGAATGCTTCCACCATTATCCACAATCAAAGAAATGAAAGCGGGAATTATTCCCTTGCTATATGATATTGCAATGCTGCAAGCGGTTTCCAATATCAGAGCTTCTGAGTTAGATATTAGTGCTCTTAATACATTGTTGAGTTTACGACTTGAGAGTTTGCATAACCAGACTTATGATTTATTGCGAATCACTCTCATAGAAGCCGATCAGCGGAAGTGGTCTTTAGTACAATTGGAAAAGGCTATTAAGTCGCAGTTCACCTTTGGTCGTGCCAAATCACAGGCGGAAATTCTCGTTACTGAGATTGCTACACAGGTCAAACGACAGATTGACAAATTCGATTTTGATTCTCTAATAAATAACAGGAAGGAAAATTAATAATGCCGTGGGAAGAAACCCCAAATGAAATTCGACATCGGTTGCGTGATCCAGACGACTTCCGCGCTGATACTTTTCGCTATAAAGAAATTCAAGGCGGCGCAAAGGCTATTAATTTAGTTCTTGGTAAGCTTAAGCCGGAGAATGTGCCGAAAGACGGTGACGCTAACGCAATGGTCTCACAGTCAGTGCGTTTCAAAAAGAAAACACCTGACAATCCTGATGGCTGGGTTATGTCAGAATGCAAAGTCTGGATGGAGTCACACAAAGATTTGAAAGATAACTCTGATACTCAATTGCTACAGTTGCCAATTGATTTGACATTGCGGTTATCCTCTATTGACAGCCAGTTTGCTCTCATGCCTAAAACAAGTGCTACTGGTGATATTTTGGTTGAAGGTTGGTTTGTTACGGAGAAACCGATTCTCAAACATATCGGATATCCCCCAATGGATTTGATAGTCAGAGCCTCTGCCTTCAAACAGCCTGATTCAATGTCACGATTTAACGGACGTATTCTTGCATTTCACGATGACGACAGCGGGCCAATAGGTGAAGTGACCGGAATGAGTATCCAAGAGGGTAGAGGGATTTGGGGACAGGTAAAATTGTGGCAAGAAAACGCTCCACTTTTCAAACGTGCAATTCTTAGTAAAACACTCAATGCTTTTTCAATTGGGTTCACAATTACAAAATATGAGGTAGACGAAGACAAACAAACTCTTACAACGACAAGTGCTCAATTAAATGAAGTATCGGTCGTCAACATTGGGGCAGACCCCAACGCACTTTTTGATATTAAAAATTCATTGAAGTCCGTTAACCCTATAGAAGTAAGGAGCACACAATTGCCGGATAAGAACCCCGTCGATCTTGATGCTTTTATGACCGAGCATGTTGAGCTTGGCGCAAAGGTCACAGACCTAACTACGATGCTGAATGCAATCAAAGAAACCCAATTGCAGTTTAGCAAGAACCACATCACCAAAGCGGAATTGGCTGAACGCCTTGAATCGCTTGGTACATCTTTGAGCACTTTGAAAATCGAAATGGAGACTGCTAAGAATCAGCGCGTTGTTGATTCACAGAAATTGGCATTTACCGATTTTCGTGGGATGCTTAAGATTCCGTGGTTGACTGATGAAAACGGTAATAAGGTTTCTGCTATTGAGCAAGCTGCACATTGCCTTTTCCAGTTACCGGTCGATTATACGCAAATGGTAGATGGCTACAAGTTAAAGAACTTGCGCGATCTCCACGATGCGGTTTTGATTTCGGACGCGATGCTGCGCTATAAAGGTCGTGATCGCCACGACATCCGCAATCTTTCACTTTTCAAACAGCTTGTTGAGGCCACTAAGGAATTTGATCCGAATGTTGCTTTGGCAATGGCCGGTGGAAATGTTGGCTATGGCGCGGAGTGGTTGCCGGAAGAAATGTCGGCGGAGTTCTCTGAGATTCTACGCGTTCAGCCGATGCTGGCCTCTAAGTTCATCACTTGGCTTATGCCGCGTGGTGGAAGTGCCAAGTATCCGTTTCAGAATGGCCGTGCGGTTGTCTATAAGGGCGGCGAAGCTCTTGTTGACAACGCTGAGGAAGCCCGTAAGACTAACATCGCAACCGGCGTTAAGACTTTCACACCGGAATTGTTTATCGGCGCACTGGTAGCTTCTGAGGAGCTTACTGAGGACACTATTCTCGATATGGTAGCCTTTGTTCGTAAGGAACTTGCGGTTGCGCAGCTTGAGGGTCTTGAGACTGCCCTTATCAATGGTGACGATTCAGTTACGCATTTTGATAATGCTAATGGGACAACTTCCTATCAGTCGTATCAGGTTGAGACCGCATTCAAAGGTCTGCGCAAACTCGCAATTTCTAATACTGTGCAGGCTGCCGATACGGTTAATGGTCTTGTCTTGTCTGACTTTGTAGCGGTCAAGCAGTTGATGGCTACTGCCGGTCTTGTTCCGAATGATTGTATTTATGTAACCGGCATTAAAGGCAAGGCTGCGGTTCAGGCCGCTTTGTTTGCCGAGGACGCTCTTGGCGTACTTGCTTTCATGTTGTCCGGTACGGTTCCTAACATTGACGGTTCGGAAGTCTATATTTCTGGTGGATACAATGAAGCTTTGCATTCAACAGGTATTGCTGACGTAACTGGTACCAAGTATACGTCAATGGTCTGTGCTCATAAGCCGTCGTTTAGAATTGGTCAAAGACGCGGCGTTACGTTGGAGTTCAACAAGAACATTCTGACGCAGCAACAGCAATTCGTTTGCACTGCCCGTTATGACTTTGGTAAGGTCTGTGCCGATGCCATTGTTCCGACAGCGGCTGTTATTCGGATGAAGCACACTGCCTAATCAAATTGTGGTATCGCGGTAGACGGTCTTCAACTTTAGTCAATGGTGCTAATGGTTTGATCGTCTACCGAACGATTAAATAAGGAGAAGAAAATTTGAGTGATCGTTTAGACAGAGCCGTAGATAAGGCATTAATTAAGTATGCTTTGTTGACCGGTGCTGCTGACTCTGCAACAGTAGGTATTACTTGCACTGCCGGTGATGGTACGGCATTGGCATTAGGTGATAAAATAGTTGCCTGTGTCAACATTGCCGTTACTTCAAATGCTGTAACTGATATTACGGCAAATGCGGGAATTATCGCTGGCGGTAAACTTACTGTTCCTGATTCAACTAATGATAAAGTCGGAGTTTATTGGCTATCGTGTAGTGCCGAGCGACAAGTGAGTTCGCCGTTTATACAAAGTGAAGTGGCGGCAGGAGCCGGTGCAAATGCCAGTATTACAATTGCTGGAATTAGTCTTACTGATAAATTGATTTCGGTTATCGAGTACAATGTCACAAGTGGAGCGCAAACGGATCGCACTGCTGCCAGTTCAATTTATGCCGCTAATACAATTCGTTGTACGTCGTCTACCAGCGGCAATTCTGTTTACGTATTGTGGATGGATTGTTCCGGCCCGCGTGGGTTTAGTTCATTTTTACCGCGTTTTGGTATTGCGGCATTAGACGCATCCCCAAGTGCGTATCCCTCAACTGCTACGTTGACGGGTATTCTTGAGGGTGAAATTATTCTGAGTGCTCTGTGTCTTGATGAGACTGACTATGACATTCTTGATGATCTGACAGCATACATTGTGGCCAGTGCAGACAATACCCTCACAATCAATGAACCTTCACCGTCAATGACGGTTAGTGCAAAACTGCTTGTATTCTATCAAGGCGGAGTAGATAGATAATAAGGCCTGCATTACTGCAATCACAGGCGCGAGAAAAGCAATGCCGAGTATCGCGCCTTTGGCCTTAATTATTATGGTGCATAATGTCTGAAATTTTCGAGAAATTCGTTGTTGTTGATACCGATGATGTGCGGTATAATGGCACTACATTTGGCCTTCTCGGATTAGTGTTAAGAATGGGTAATGTCTCCGGCATTTCTTGGCAGGCGGCCATGCGCTGGACAAATGTGGAAATACCAAAAAATGCAAACATTGTTTCGGCGTATGTTTCTTTTAATAATGCGGAGTCTCAAAGTGGCACAGCGTGCAATCTTTCTATTACTGCCGAGGCTTCAGATAATCCCACAACTTTCAGCGATGTTACTGATTATCTTGGACGGAGTCACACCACCACGCCTGTAAATTGGAGCAACATCGAAGCATGGCCAACTACAGAGGTTCGTCATCTTTCTTGTGAATTGAAAACACTAATTCAAGAGACAGTGAATCGTGCGGATTGGGTATCTGGTAATGCATTGGTTTTATTTTTTCTAAATAACGCATCTTCTACAAATGCTCGTAGACTGGGAGGACATTGTTCCCCTGATGGGACACCTGGTGCAGCTATTTTGCATGTTGAATATGAAAATCCACCGTCTCCGAGTCCGTCTCCGAGTCCGTCTCCGAGTCCGTCTCCGAGTCCGTCTCCGAGTCCGTCTCCGAGTCCGTCACCAAGTCCGTCTCCGAG